GTCCCCATAGGGTCGGCGCGTTTTCGCTCGACCGGGGCGGGTATATCTCATTTGAATTTGGGCAAGTTTTTGTATATTGTTTCCCTCGAATAATTTGTAACGCCACGCGTCATCATGTCGAGGAAATCATCGCGCGAGAAATTCGACAGACGGAATATCTCTTCGGGTTTCATGCCAAGCTGTTTGGATATCTCCGGGATGGATGTCCCCTCGTCGATGAGTCTTTGCACTATTGCTTTCATCGGTTCGAGGAGATGCTGACCGCGTGCGCGGTTGTGCGTTATCGTGCCGTAGATATCCTCGCGTTCGTCGTCGTGTTTCACGATGACGACCGGGACTTTCCCGCCGAGCTGTGTTTTCAAAGGCTCGCGCCCGGATACCGTCCACCTATGGAATCCGTCGATGATGGTATAATCTGGACGGACTACGATAGGCAACGTCCATCCGTTTGTCTCGATAGACGTCATCAGCAGTTTGAGGTTTTCCTCGCTGACTTTGTTCGGGTTGTAATCATTTGCCCGGAGCAAATCGCGGTCTACCCATTGCAGAGACGCTAAGGGTGCAAATAAATCCATAGTGCTTTCTCCCTCACTTATGGTCTTTCATGTAGTCTACATACGCGACGGTGTAAAGCGCCCGGAGCGTCCGTTGCTTCGGGTCGCCGCAACACAGCGTCTCGTACATCTTCTTACATATCTTGTCCGTCATCATGTAGTCGGACTTGACGTAGAATTGCCTGTACATCATGGCGACGTGCATAGTCTCTGCGGTCGTGAAGTACTTCTTCGGGTGCTTGAACAGCATTTCCTCAAGCAATGCGCGGTAGTCTTTCTGCTCTTGGTCTTGTTCCAGTTCCCGGCGCTTTGCCGTTGAACGCCGAAACATCTCGCTGTCCCAATAGAGCATGGCGAGGTACGCGTTCGGCTCGCGCCGCTCTATCTTTTCCCACAGTTCCGGGTCGGTCGTGCATATCCACCGCAAGCCCTCGATGCTTTCCGACGCGAAGTAATTGCACATTCGGAGCATATTCTTCTTGACGCCCGCCCGGTATAAATCCATGTACGCTTCGGGAAAGTCGAGGTTATGCTCCTTGATGTAGAGCCAGACGTCGCTGTCTTTCCAGTCGTATATCGGGAAGATTGTCCGGGTCGTGGACATTCGCCCAGACGTGAAGTCCATCTTGCTGATGTACTTCATCCGCATGATGCTTTCGGAAACGCGGACGCCCGTGAGCCGTAGCCCATCCGAAAAGACTTTTTCTGCAAAGGTTTGATAGTTCATCTCGCCCGCGTACTTGATGGCAGGGTGTCGCATGATGGCGAAAGGCGGCGGCTGTCTGCACCAGACGTCCTCTTTCCCCGGCTCCCAAGTTATCCATGACTCCCGGTTTTGCAGTTGATCAAGCATGGAGACTTGACGGACGGGCAAGCAGTACCATCTGAACTCTGCCCCGATGGATAGAAAGCGTTTTCTCCAACGGAGCGCCATCTGTTCCATTGAAGGGTACAGGGCTTCTTCGTCGATGAAGAACACGGTCAGCTTGTCCGTCTTTATTTGCCCGGATAACGCGAGGTCATACACGAGATGCGACAGGCACAGCGTGTCTTTGCCCGCCGAAAACGCGAGGTAAATCTTGCAGTCGTTCGAGAACGCGTTGAGGATGCGCTGACGTGCCGCGTCAACTACCGAGCGTTTCCCGACGATTGACTTTATAGCCATATCTTCTCACCGCATTTCGGGCAGACGATGTAGCGCCGTTGGAGCTCTACCCCGTGTTCGTTCCCGGACGGTAGCTCTTGCGCGGTCTCTTCGGCTTCGGCGCGTTCGCGGGCGTAGCGTTCTTCCGTCCGTTGGAGTGCTTCTTTGTCCTCTGTGGAAATCCGTCCGTAGGACGCGTTCGCTTCGTCAACGTCGTCCGCGTCGAACGACAACGTCTTGAGCAGTTCCATAGGATAGCCCGGAACGTCGAAGTCCCCGCCAAGCTCTGCGACGAATTCCTCAAATACGCCCATATCGTCGCTTCCGAGATTGAATATTCTGTTGTCGGCAAGCATGAGCTTCTTTTTCTGAACGGGCGTAAGCCCGGTCATAACGTAGACGTCTGCCGTCTCACGTCCAAGCCCGACGAGGGCGTCGTAAAGCCCGTTGCCCGCAAGGATTTCTCCAGTATCGTCCACGACGATAGGGCGTATCTGACCAAACATCTCGACAGACCGCATATACTCTGTAATCTGCGATTGCGAGTGCTTTCGGACGTTCTTCGCGGGATGCCGCATTTCCGAAAGCTTCATAGTCGTCTTTGCCATTCCCATAGTCTTTCTCCTTATATCAGCGTATTGATGTACGGTATCTTCTTTGCCAGTCTTGGGAGTATTTCGGGGTCGATTTCGCAGACGTCGCGAGCGGCTTCTCGTTTGCCCGCTTTCCCGCTTCTCGCAAGGGCTGTGTGTGTCCCCTCTACGAAGCCGTTTTTCCATCCGTAGAACGGGGCGAGCGGGAGGTCGAAGTGCTTGATTATCGCGAAGATTTCCTCGTGCGTGAGTTCCCAAATTGGGAAGACTTTTCTCACGGGTCGTCCGTTGACTTCCCAAGTCTTCCCTTTCTGATTGCCGTCAAGCGCCCGATGCCCAAGGACTATGCACGTCGCGTTGTGTTTCGCCGCGCTTTTCTTCCATGCTTGCTGATTGATGTTTTGGTAGTACCAGTAAGCGTCTGCCGCCGTGTCCGGGAAAACCAGATTTCGCCTTTTCTCGAACAGCCGCACGTCAATATCGGCTTGGTAGATTTCCAAGGCGTTCGGCTTGTTTCCGCCTATCCACTTGAGGAATGCCGGGTATTCTATTTCTTGGCAACTCCCCATCGTGAAAACGTCGTAGCCCGCGAGCTCGTAAATGAGCCGGGTGACTTGCGCGTCTTTCCCGCCGCTCCAACAGCAAACGGGCGTCTCGCCGCGCAAATCCCATTTGAGTTCATTCACCGCTTCGTAGACTATGTCTTCCGCTTGAGACTTCGTGATCAGCTTGTCCGCGACGTCAAACGCCCGTTTCCATTCTTCGTTTGAGTTGTTCTTCTTTCTTCCGAGCATTCCGTCTCTCCTTGACGACGTCTGCCATCTCTTGAGCCGTTTTCCAATGAGGGTCTTTTTCGTTGAGCCAAATATACGGCAAGCACCACGACGACTCGTTCACTTCGTCAGAATCGAAGTCCATCCCGGCAACGTCGAAAGCGAATTCCCCGCAACGGCGGCGCTTGTCGTGATGATGCGGGAGCGTCGTCTCGACGGGTCGGTGTCCAACGAGTGATTTTGACAGTCCCATAAACAGGACTTCGTTATACTGGCAAAACCATCCGAAGCGGCTGTCGTCGTGCTTGTATTTCGTCCCGAAGACGGCGTCTGACCATCTAATCATTTCGGGGATAAGCGGCAACGGGAGACATAAGGCGACGCCGCCCGTTTGCCCCCCGTTCTGTCTGAAGTATGGAGTGTCATGCACGCGCTTTATTTTCGTCGTGTGCTTGTTGTAAAAACTCCATGCCGCCGTAGGATGCTTTGAAACGGATTTTTCGACGATTTCAAGGAATCCGTGGCAAACTATCGCGTCGTCCTGTAAAACGAGCCTGTGCGTCGCTCCAGGCGCCGCAGGGGCTGTCCAAGCGCGTTTCGCGTTGTACCACGCGTCGCCGCCGCCCATGAAGCCCCTATCGTCGATGATGCAGTCTTCCCACGTCAGCCCAAGCTGACGTTTAAGCGCGTTGATGTATTGTAGGCGTGCTTGCACGCCCATAATTTTAACGTCTACGTTTCCCATCGAGAGCTTTCCAGATGAGCGCGGCTACGAACATACCCATAACCATCCAGATTCTCACATTCTGCATAAGCGTCCAGACGCCCATGACGCCCATAGGAACGAGCCAGTACCATCCGACGACAGCGGCTACGTCAACGGCTACGCCGAGTCCCTTTCCGAAGTTAACCATAGAGCCGTACAGGAAAGACGACAGCGACGAAACAGCCACGAGCGAAACGAGGATAGCCTTGAGCATATCAACCGCGGGGGAATAAGTCGTGAACGCGCCCGCAAGGACGAACAGCAGATAAAATCCGAAGAGAAGCCCGCCAAGAATAAAGGGGCGCTTCATATCCACCTTCGGCACGCCGTCTTCGTTTTTGTCGTTGTAGTCGAGAAGCTCCCAAAACGTCGGGTAGAAGAACGCGCCGAACGCAAGGGTGAAGCAAAGCCAAGCCTTGGATTTAATTTCTGCCGGGACGATGTCGGTCGGAATCGCGTGAGCGCCCTGCGTCGCGAAGGAAATAATTACAAGCACAGCAATCAGCGCGTACACAGCCGTCCAAGAGAAGTCGTCGGTTGCGACGTTGCGCTGGGTAGCCTTTTTCAGATAGAACACGATGAAGAACGCGCACGTCCCGTACACGATGACGTAAGACGCCACCTTGCCGATTACCGTAGGCGACAGCATTTCGAAGATGCCGTTCATGTTCACCCAAATCTGAAAGACGCACATAAGCCCCATGAGAATCTGAACAGGCTTGCTCTTTGCCACGTCCCTCAACCGGGGGAAGGTCTCTGCGAGAAGTCCGAAGACGATGCAACACAGGGTGTTGCCGAGCGCCCACAGGAGCCAAGGAAAGATTCCCGCGGTCTTTGCGATGTTCGTGCCGACGATGAACGAGCCTGCGCCCGCCCACGTCGCGCAGATACTGAAGGCGTACAGCCAAGTCGGATTTGCTTTGATTCTGCTTTTCACGCTTTCTCCCTTTCTTTTCTTCAGATTTTTCTGCCGCCCTTTTCCGGGTGAGCCTTGTTGTGGCATTTCGCGCACAGGCTCACCAAGTTGGAGTTTTCGAGCGCTAAATCCGGTCGGTCTTCCAAATGCTGAATGTGATGGACGGTCACGGCTTGGACAGTTCTCCCGTATCGTCTGCACTCTTGGCAGATGTATTTGTCGCGCCGCATGATTGCTGCCCTTTTCCTCTCCCAAGCTTTTGTTTTGTAAAAATTCACGACGAAAACCTCGCAGTTTGAGTTATAACGCCATTCTCGCCCGTTTCTCGCGCTTATTTAGCCCGCGGGGTGTAATTTCACCACCACGGGCTAAAGCCGCGTCTCGTGCGCGTAGATGGCGTTCTCGCTAAAACGAGGACAACGGACGAATCCGTTGCCCTCGCCGCCCATGTAAGGCGTAGCCGGGAGAAAGCCGGAGCCGCAAAGCGACTGATGACATAATAGGGGATTTTTTCGGCTCTGATAGGTCAACTTTTCAGAAAGCCCATGTTCCGACCGACGAGTGTAGCGAATTGCCCGATAGCCCGCTTCGCCGTGCTTTCCGAGACGTGGAGAACGTCAGCCGCCCCGATGACGGTATGCGATTGGGCGAAGTAAACCATCTGCACAAGTCGGATAGTCAGCGTCCCGTCGCGCCAAAAGGCAACGGTCGAGATTGCCCGGTCTATCGCGTCGAGCCATTTCTCTTCTTGTTCCGGGAGTTGCGCGGTTGCCAAGTTCTCCGTCGTCCGGGACGGCGAATTGCCTTTCGGCATAGGGTTGTAGTTCGCCGTCATTGCCGCCGTTTGCAGTTCATCTTTCCGTTTCCGCATTTCCGGGTATTCGCGGAGCGCCCGGTCTACGTTCGGTCGCCACCAATAGCGGTATTTGCTCATTCACTCGCCTCCTCATCGTTTGCCCTCCTGTTCCATGCTTTGATGTTTTCTTCCGCGCAATATGCTTCGACATGATGGACGGACACGCCGCAGTTGTTGCAGACGATAGCAGAGCCAACCTCTACGCCGCTCTTATAGTAGCGCGTCACATCAGCTTCACCGCCGCAAAACGGGCAAGGTTTAAGTTCCATCAGCTTTCCTCCCTCATTCATCGTCCCAAAAGTGGTCAACGAAATGCCTTAAATTATCGGACGGCTTATCCTTATCTTTCGGGTTGTCCGT